ACGGCTTTAAAGACGAGAGGTTTAATTCAGACTTTCACAATGAAATATACAGATTATTAGAATGCACAAAAGAAACTACCAAGCATGAATTTAAACCTTTAAGTGATGAAGAGAAATTTAATTTATTGATGAATAATGTAGACAAAAGAACTTATAACGCATTCCATGCTTGGGAGGTCAATAGCTGGGGAATTTTTAAATTTAAAAATAGAGGTGAATTATTAAAAATAGGTAATTTTGGAATAGCTTCATTTATTGAATTGCAAAAAGTTGTTATAAGGCTAGGATTAAAATGTGCAATCAACCCATATTAACCCATAACAAAAAACCCTCACTTCGAGGGTTTCTTTTTAAGTCCAGATGCAAAGCCTTCAAACTGCCTTGATACTTTATCGCGCATTGCTTCGAGTCTATCTTCATTGTCGTATAGCTCATCAAGTGTGGATTCGCTATATGGCGCTGTACAGGCTTTCTCCTTAGCTTTGTGCGACATATTACAATATGCTCGGCTCATTGCTATAAGTTGCTCAGATTGCCACCCTGATAGCTTGTAAGCTGATTGCAAGCTAAACGACTGTACTTCTTGCCAAGTCAATGGCGTAACCGACATTGCACCAGTTAAACAAACACCCGACAATTGAAATAACATCCCAAAAAACTCTGGTATCTCTGGTAATACTTTTGCCGGGTGTTCATCTGGCAATAACTCTAATCGACTTCGCGTGTTCGTATCTTTATCGTTAGCTTTAGGCGCAGCATGTAGCCACGCCAATTGTTTCGCGTATGTGCTAAGTTGCTCACTTAGCTCATCATTAAATTTGAGCGGTCACCTATAAACTCCTCTGCCTGTTCACGTAGCCAAGGATATTTAAGATACAAGCGCATCATTTCTGAATGTGTACACTCTACCGCTTTACCATCTTCAATCAAATAGCATTCGGTAGTGCATCGCGCTAACAATTCAGCACCTTTGCGCTGCGCTTCGTCTAGGTCTACTTTTTGCTTTTTCTTGCCCTGTGTCTGCTCAAACCTGCGCTTAATTGCATTACGGTAGGTATCAGAGTCAGAGCCTAGCAAGCGTAAAAAGAATGCTTTAGGGTTCTTACCTTTTTCATCTGTCAAAGTTTCGCCAGTGCTAGGGTGTACAAGTTCAAGTAATGCGCCAGAGTTTGCTTGCTTAACAACGTCTAATTTTAATAAATCCATAATTCATACCTTAATTATTACATCCAAAAATAAAACCGGCTCGACAACGATGGATGAGTTCGCGTTCAGTTACGTTAACCTAGTCAAGCCGATAATCTGCATTGTATACTACTGGTCGGAGCAGTGCAAAGTGGCAAGTGTGGTATTGTTTGTTTTTATATTAAGAAGATAAAGATAATGAAAGAAAAATACGACTACATGGCAGACGGTTTTTATTACAAAGTTGGCTTACATAATTTTGTGTATAGATGGGGTTGTGATAGTTGGATAAAATCAGGGCGCACAATAAAGGAGTTAAAGATTATCGAAAAGAGAAATAAAGCCCCGACATTATCAGGGCTTTACGATTAAGCGGCTGCTACTGGTACTATGTTGCTGTCAATCTCAAGCATGATTGAACCTGACTCAATAGAGTCAACACTACCAATTGAGGTGGTGAATGACATAACTTGTGCAGTAAAGAAGTCAATAGAGCCATCTTGCTTGGTCACTTTAATAGTGAAGCTGTCGTCTGTCTCTAAAGCAGAGCGTGCGGCTACTTGCCCAGCGTCAGCTTCATCAAGCGCTAAAGCTAAAGTAATAGAGCCGTTGTTAAACGAGCCTTTATACTTTTCAGTTTTACGGCTTGAAAGTGGGTTGTGAGTAACTAAAGCAAATACTTTACCGTATTCACCTGCGTCTGTAACTTCGCCAATGGCCTGCACTGTTACGGCATTAAAGCCTTCTGCGTTTAATGTAGCTGGTGCTGGCCCGATTGATACAACTGTACCGGCTGATGTTCTTGCTGTCATAATAAATTTCCTTTAAAGGTAAATAACAATAATTAATTAATCATCCAGTTTATATTTTAACACAGGTTTGCAGATTTAGTAAATTACGCTAAAGCTGACACTTAAAATATGAACATAATGCGTTTCTGTTTTAGTAAGCTGTCTTAGTGATGTGCTTTTAATCCGCAATGCCTGGTCGTTATTCGTTAGCGTTAAACCGCGATTAAATGCGCTTTGAATTATTTGCGCCATTGATAGCGATACCCACTTGCCACCGTTTTGCGTTAGCGGTGTCAATAAATTAATCTGATAAATACCGAGCATTATATCGCTACTGATATCAGCTATGCCTATTGCATTATCGTCACCGTATAAAACAAAGTCGCTGACATAAGAGCCTGTAACGCTAGTCTCAACGGTTGCACCCTCGGGTATTAGCGTGAAGTCGTTATCAATGCAAACTTGTCTTAGCTTGTCACCTAGCGCCTTTGCTACGCTTAATTTATTAATCATTGGGTTAGCCTTATTACTTTGTTGACGGTTTGATCCCATTCTCCTGCTGAAATTCTAACCATCCCTGCAGGCGCTTGAGCCGACCAACCATACTCCAAGCGTTCAGCGTAGGGTAGCGAGTTAGTTAAAAATAACGTATCACCTATGTCGAATTGAATACCTTGCGCATCATCAACCGCATTAGATTGAGGCTCGCCAAAAGTACCACCTATTCGTTGGGTAGTTTGCTGTGAGGGAGCATTTAAAGCCGTAAACCAATTGTTTTTAAATAATCCGCTATCCACTGGCGTTCTACGGTTAACTTTTTGCACCGTCACAACATAGGCTTGCTTGGCAATCTTTTTCATTCGCCCTTTGTTGTTCGCGGCAATCTTAGCAAATTGGTTCATTATTTACGCAACTGTAATTTGCAGTAGACGCGCACACCGCCAACGGATGTAAGCTTGTCTACATTCACCACACGCAAGCCCTGTATTGTCATCCCTATTTCTGGCAATTGTTCACTGTCAAAAAAGACGTAGGCATCTGTGAATAAAATAAACTCACCGTCTATTTCGTTAGACGTAAATGATAGTAATGGTGTTATATTGCCACTTATAACTACGTCAGGTGTGTTGGGCGTTGAATTACCAAACTCATCAAAGCCGCCTTGCTGACCTTGTTTAGTTACCGTACCTGCATCGCCAAACTTATCAATTAAGCGCTGCGCTGTGATTAGTGCCTTTGCGTAATCAAATTTAGCCATAATTAAACCCTGTACAGGTTGCTTGTGCCGATAATGTAAGGCTTTAGCATTGCGCGTATTAGAGTAGTACTAAACTTACTAGCTAATGCTGTGCCTTCTTGGTACTTGGTCATTTCTTCTAGCACATCAATTTTGCTCTCTTCTTCAATCACATTACCCTTTACATTCTGCTCATCCATGGATACAAACAAACGGCCGTTTAAATGTTGCCAAGCTGATTGTGCGGCACCGCTTTCAATGTTAGCAATGGTAACCTCATCTGTTGGCAAGGGTAAAGGCTGCGTTTCAAGTAGCTTTTTACCTTTAAATGTAAATGTGGTTGTGATGTAATCCAGCGCGCTTATTACTAAAGCTGAATTTATTTGCTCATCTGTGTAGTCAGCAAAGGAATAGCCACGCAAGGTGAGCCACGCTTTAAAGTCAACTAATGACAAATATGTGTTTGTGCCAAGTACTAGCATAATTTAAACCTCTACTCTTTGGCGGCTTTCTTGCGCTTTTTGTTTGCCAGTATACTTAGATAAGCTCTAGTTGCGTTGCTATTTGGTAGGCTGTACGGTTTCATTTTTGGCTTTCCTTTTTGGCTTTGCAGGTTGCTTTATCTCACATTCTACTACAGCATTACGCCTAAGTCGCTCGACTTTTTTTAGCGTTTCGAAATCCACCGGCTGACCGGGTACTAAACCATCTTGATTGAGGCTCATAATCTACACCTTAAAGTTATTAAAAAAAGGAGCAATTAAGCCCCTTTTTTATTATATACGTTTACGCTTTAATGTTAACTATATGTTAATTTGAAACGAGAAATGCAAGTGGTACATTTTTCCTCTCGACAACTCGATCCCAAGAACCTGCACCGGCAAGCTCTGCATTGGTATAACTTACACCGCTTGGCGTTCCAGTGTTCTGGAAACCGAACGGATGTAGTATCCAAGTGTTGCGGATAAACAATGTCTCAATACCGCCACCGTTACCAAGTGCAGCAGAGCGCTCAATCTCAACAGGTACTTCTGGTGAGCCTACACCATAGCCGAATGCTTCATTACCAAACAATACAGACGTATATTTAAAGCCGTCAGTAGTGCCAGCCGTAACAGTCAAACCATCATCAACGATTACACGTAAACCCATGTAAGTTGGGATAGTTAAGCTGCCTTGTGAATCAGGCATATAAACAATGTCGTCGTTTTTAACGGCTTGCGCTAATACTGCACTGTGAAAACCAACTGCGGTTAACTCACTAGAAGCATCGCCTAAAGTAAATACAGCAGTAGTGAAAGCATCGCGGTTAAAGCGTGTGTCTTTTGTCTGGTCTGCAACTGCTTCGGCTGCAACGTCAATTACCATATCACCGCTGTCATTTGCAACGTTATCGGCCAAAATACCGTTGGTAGTTGCAATCAAACGAGCCTGCCATTGACGCATGAAATACGTATCGGTACGAGCGCGAATAGCGTCCATTGCACGAGTTCCCATAGCGACTTCACTAGCTAGGTCTGCCACTTGCCAACCCTTGTTAATAAATGCCTTACGTGCGCTCTGTTCGCCTTGTGTAATCTTTTGTGTTGCCGCAACGTCAGTCGGGTCATCATTGGAGTAGTTAACCTCTGATGTGCCGTCCAAATCTTTCCAAAATGGCAGTTCAGCAGTTTTACCGGCTGCGCTTGCTAGGCTGTCAAGAAGTGGGTTTGCGTTAATAATACCAGACTCGAAAAACGCGCTTTTAATAGGCGAGTTTACGGCTGGTAAATCTTGAAATACTGTTACGTCAATGATGTCTGATAGTCTAGTTAGTGCCATGATAGCTTTCCTTTATTTACTGTTTAAATGTGCGGCTTTCAGTTGCTCGTAAAGTGTCGGGTTTGTTGCCCTAATCTCTTTTAGCTCTGCGCCAGAGTATTCTTGAAACTTCTTACTAACACCTGGAGCACTGCCACCATTGTTACCATGTGCAAAGCCACCACCGTTAGCGCTTAAAGTTGCGGCTATTAACGGTTTAAACACTTCGCTTTTTTTCAACTCATCAATAAACTGAGCTTTGTTCAACGAGCTAGCACTGCCATCATCGTTTAAATATGTTTCTTCACCTGTTTCAGCGTCTACTTTAATGTAGGATAAAACAAGTCGTTTAAATGCTGCCTTGCCGCCTGTTGTCGCGTGTTCTGATAATTCACTGGCTATGGCACTTTGCTGCTTAACGGCCAAACCTAACATGCGGTCTTTGTATTTAGTCTCAGACTCCCCGGCTCTGCGCTCGGCATCTGCTAGTTTTTCTTGCCACTGCCTTTCTAGCTCGTCCGTATTGCCCTCGCTCCGCGCCTTGTCGTAGGCTTCTTTCCGCGCTTGCTGTATTTTTTCCGCTTCTTTGCTTTCAAAGTCGTTTAGCCTTCCAGTTAACTCACCGTATTTGCTCTCAAAGTCTTTGGCTTTCTTGTCTATCTCATTCGCGGTTTGCTTAACTTTAACAAACCCGGCATGTTTATAAACACCATCCACTTCAATATAATCTTTCTTTGCAAACTCTGGTAATTCGTCAAACTGTTCTTGTGTATAGTCACTCATTTTATGGCACTGCCTTTTAAGTGTTGGTATTTACGCCAATACGATTGGCTGATTTAATCTAATTTTAATACGTTTAGTTAATTATGTCAAAAGTGGTGGCGGTTGTAGTGATAACTCACCCTCAATTGTTTCTACATCGCTGACCGTTAAGCCACCCTGTACGATAATACGCAAGAATTCAGCTTGGCTAATATCACCGCTTTGTTTAAAGTTTAGATACATCAATCCTTCTTCTGGTGTCAATTTAGCGGTGGCGAAGTCTCGCGGTAATCTTAACTGTATCTGGTCGAGGTTATCTTCAATATCATCTTGACCGTAAAGCCCTTCAAACATACCGCAATACAATACTGAGCGCCTTAGTGCTTCCTCAAGTGATGACGCTAAACCGCCTAGCTTTGCGGTCTGATTAAAACTATCAATGTTTGCACCTGTCGCTGTCTTTTGCGAAGTGTCATCATCTTCAAAGCTTCCACCCTGAGCGCGTACACCTTTGGCGTTTTGATCAAAAAAGCGCTCGTAACCTTCTAGCTGAGTGTTTGCCCCTTCAATCTTTACCGTTACATCCTCTGGTAAAAAGTTCACTGAGCCTGCGCCGGTGGCAACATAATCACGCCCGTTTGTCTCGGTGAATTGCTCATGCTTTGATACGGTCATACCGCTAACGTAAGTTGTAGGTGGTAAGTTTCTTATCGCTTCTTTGTAGTCAGCGCTGACACGATAACGAGAATACGCAAGGTTAACTATGCCTTCAAGGTATCCTAGCTGGTCGGGTAGCTCTCCGGCTGGCAATTCTTCATCTGATGCAATCTCAACCGGTAGCCATTTAAGCGGTGCGCCTGCAACTGTGACATAGTTACGCTCACTTTCTACATACCCTTTTTCTGCTTTGACTACCTTTTGCTGATAATAATTACCATCTTCATCAAGCGATAACAATAGAAATGTTTCAATATCATCTTCAAGGTTAACGCCTACCGATTTCTTAGATGACTTCGATAACTCTCTAAGCAGTAAGTAACTCAATTGCATTACACCGCCAATACGCTTGTAACCGTAATCAAATACAGATTCGCGGTTGTACTGCTTAATATTCGCGCGTAACTCTACGCCTTCAATATCAGCAATTGAAACGCTTTGTGTATCAACGTCAGACAAGCCGCGATAATCAGTTACCAATACATGCCACTTAACTTGTAGGATGTTAGACGCGCATGACTTAGCTAAACCGTCAAATGAAAGGCCGTCACCGTCCACATTATCAATTAAATAATTTAACTGTTCTGGTGGTTCAAAGTCTAGTTTTTCAACAGCTAACTTACCAAGTATTGTCGTGAGTGTTTGACCGGGGAACTCTGAAAAGTCAGCGCCTGCAAGGTACATCTGATAGCGCACTTGCGCCTCTTTTGTATTCTGGTCAATCTGGCTGGGGTGAGGCAAATACACATAGCCTGCACGTTTAACGAATGTGCCACCTTTGACCGCTGTACGCACCGCTTTAACGGCTGGCATCATCGTTGATAGTTCGTTTAACTGTGTAATAGTATCAATCATTTTTGCACACTTTTTTGTATAATATTAGCATTATAACATTAATATAGGATTTTGTTAGTGTGCAAGTTTTACTAAGCACCATTAGCCCTAATCTGCGCCAACGTTAACGGTCTAAACGTCATATCAGTAAACTTAGTAAGCGCGAATCCTTCATCTAAAAACAATGCTGCGCGCTGTGGACCTAGCGTATCGTTTACAAAGTATCTTGGCTGTTTACGTAGCCAAGTAGATGACTTGCTTTCTGTGACTTGGTTAACATCAAATATGTCTTGGTCGCGTCTGCCCCTGTAGCGCACTTGGCTAGATGTTTTACCATCAATCGCTGGGTTGTCTCTGCGCTTATTTAATCGCGCCTGTCGTTTATCGAATGCCTCTCTCGCTTCCTCGGTATCCTTGCCACTAACGGCTGTTTTGGTACCTTCTGGCTCTGTTTGGCCTTCTATCAAATATAGGTAGTTACTGCGCTCGTTATAGTGTAGCGGTAACTTAGGCGCTGATTCGTCATCTAATAACCAAGGATTACTTGCAGAGCTTGATGCGCTCATACATTGTTTGGTTGTGCGGTTGTCAAAGGTAGCGTTGAAAAACTTACGCTTAACTATGTCGTTGTTTTCTTCCATTAGCAACTCACGAGAATTAATCGCGTGTTGCGCCATCCCTGTTCTTACTAAGTTTTCAGCGTCACGCATCAAAGCACCTTGCGTAATGTTTCGCATTCTAGTGACCGCCTGTGTTGGTGATTCACCTAGCGCATTGGCGGCTTGTATCTGATTATTGTATGTAGCCGCAACTGATGCAAGATTAAGCGCAACCAGTTCTCCCCATGTGCCTGCTAACGTGCGCGCAGATGATTCAAATACCATTACATCATTTTTAACGCTTCGGCTAATAGCGGCATCTGTAGGCACTCTCATTGGTATCGGTAAATCATTCACCTCTGCAAACATTGAGGCATAAAACCCAGCCTCATAAATCGCGGTGTCGGTTAGCTCTTTAGTCAATGCAGCCCAATTTTCACTTTGCAGTATCGCGCTGTTAATTCTACGCTTTATGCTATTGTCGCTTAGGTCGTCAACGTCTAGCACAATAAGCCTAGCCGCTTTATACGCTTGGGTCAGGTTCGGGTAAGCGTATTTGTTTAACAACTCACTAGCTAAACGCTGTAAATATATTTCGTGGCGTTGATGGCGGTCTAAGTATGTATCGGTCATAAAAAAGCCCTATGTTTATTAGTTAACCAAAGCGCATCTTGCCTGAGTATGGTTTTGACTTGCCTTGTTCAATAACTGCAAGATAACGAAAAGCATCTGCGCCATCGCTTGCCCAATCGTGCAGCGGCTTATCACGCCAGCAACCAAGCTTATCGTTCCATTCTTTCTTATAAGCCTCTAGGCACTCAATACCGCGCTTGCATTTATCCATATCAAATACGCATCTCTCTAGCATTTTGCGTGAATGGTTTATACCATCGTCAATTGATAACTTCGGTACTACTTCAAAGTATAAACAATACTTATGACCATCTATTATCCACCCATTTTCAGCCACTTGCTTTCTGGTCTGCCCATTATTACTAAAGTCGCGGTTGTCAATGTCGTGCGGTGCGTAATGATAGCCGTAATCGTAATCTTTATTTTTTAAATACTTTGCGTAATGCTCTAAGCCTTCACCGCTGTTTTCATAGTAGTCAATTAAGTGTATTTCATTACCGATTAATTGGTAAAACCATATTGCGGTGCTGTCACCTACGCCAATATCCCAAGCTGTGTGTATTTTAGCATCATTTTTAAAACCTTTACATATTCGACCGTCTTTGTAAATACTGGCAAATTGCCTAGTGTAATACGCGCCTTCAACCGATTGCTCAAATGCTTCTTTGGGTGTTGATGGGTATTCTCTACGCATATCATCAAGCAAGTCGCGCTCTTTTGCGGTATACCATGACTTTTGACCATGTGTGAACTCTACGCCTGTCTGCGCTGTTAGCTTGTCAAAGTATGTGCTTATGCGCTCTGGTATCGGCTCATCGCTTTGTAGAGTGTAACCTTCATTCAGGTACCATGGGTAAAAATGAAACTTAAAATCTAAGTCGTTTAGTTTTTCTTTTCGCTTTGCTTTGGTTTCTGCATTATTGCAGTAATCGTAGAAGTAACCTTGCTTACCCTCGGCAGTTGATTCGATTGTGATCACATTACCAACCGCAACCGCTTCAAATGCGCCAGTCACTATTTCTTTGGCTTTTTCTGGATACTTGCGGCAAATCTTACCGAACTCTGATATGTGCAGGCTTTGTAATGTACCACCTCGGTATGAAGTGCTTACCTGTATAGATGAGCCGTTACTAAACACATATCCGTTGTCTTTATCGTTGGTGGGCGTTGGTAGCGTGTAACCTAATGAAGCAAGTAATGCTACTTGACCGGGCGTTATGTTGCGGTACGCAAAGCGTATCTTGTTTCTGTAAATATCTTTTGCACTGCTCAAGTCATGGCATATACAACCAGCGCTAAAGTTTTCAGTAAACAAGCAATCGTCTAAATCCATTAGCATTTTGAATGTAGTAAAACCAAGCTGACGCGCTTTTAAGATAATATCGCGGCAATGCTGATTAAGGTAAAAATCTTCTTGCTCGGCATTGGGTTCAAACAATACCTTGAT